TTTTGATCTAAAGGTGCTATTCCAGTAAGATCCTTTACGACTGTATCAGCGACAAAACTCTCGGCTGCATTGGCTTCAGTATCAAATAATGCAGTATACCGCCACCCACTGAGTATACCTGAGAGGATATGTAACATAACTACAGTCATCTTATTCTTATGTGTGGTCCCATCTTGTTTGAGTAGTTTAATTGAAACACTACCACCATCAACAGCATACTTAATCAAATCGTTAACAATGAGGAGATCAGACTTGTTTTTAGGTAATGCAAATGATGTGATGATATCACGGTGGACCGTGATAAGTATCATTATCATTGCTATTGTTATTTGTCTGTCAAAGTTCTTTTGGTCAATAGGTACTTTAATAAGGTATCTGTTTAATGATTGCATTACCATTTTTGACCATAGATCGAATTGTTGAGCTGCATCCATGTAGAGAGTAGTTTCTGGATGACCATGTAAGAATGCATCAATGAAATCACCTTCATATGCCATTTTAAGATAAGTGCTATTGTCCCCACTTATCACTGGTCGAGATTTTCCGACCTCACGTTTCTGAAATGCTTGATTTCGTTGCTTCTGTTTATCCATTAATAAAGCTTTGACTTGAACAGGTGTCATAGCTAATGCAGTTGCCCATTTTTGTTTCCTAGCCTTAGCGATAGTACCGTCACTCATAACAACTTGTAGTCGCATTCCATCACTAGTCCCGGATTTTGCCCAATAACCAGGATCAGAGCAGAATTCATCAATTGTTAGAGGATAGTAGTTAGTAGGTAATCCTTTTGATTTGGAGAAGAAGGTGAGTACACCTTGTTTGAATCTATGGAGGAATAATTCTTCACTGCCATATAATGCATGTGTTGGTGAACCATGCACCCACTCTCTTACTTGTCTAACCATTTCATCAGGTGCTAAGTTAGTAACGTAATCCTGTAGATTACAAATGTCAACGAAGTATCTCCACTCTGGGAATAATAAGTTCTGGTACTTCTTGCTCAGAATTGAAAACTCGGACAACACATTGTAGAGATCACTTTCACCTATGGCACGGTATAGATGAGCGTGACGTAATATATTGTTCAACTTACGTCGTACAAGTGGTGGTAAAGTCTTCCAG